ACGACCTCGCAAATTGATACTTACTTTTACTTCTTGACCTAATTTGTAACTGTTTAGTAAATCGCATTTATCCTGTGCAAACTCGATTAAGATATGCTGTGGGTATTGCTCATCGGTTGTTACTACTAATTCTCTTTTTTTGAAACTTGCGCTTACTTCTTGCGTGTTTCCGATTACTTTAATTTTTCCTAATACTTCACTCATCTTAATTGTTTTTTAAATTATGTCGTTTGTTAAATAAATATTCCTGTAAATCTTTAGTAGCTTTCTTTTTAGCTTTGTAAAGCATCCTGTAATTTGCATCGTCTTGGTTTTCTTGCCATTCGTTGGCTTCCCTAACTTCTATTGATAAAAGTTTGTTTCTAAATTCGGGAGAGAGTTCGTTGAACTCTTGCTCCCGCATTATTGCAAATATTTCTTTTGATGCTCCCATTATTTTATTGGTGTTAATTTTTCTTTGAGTTCATTTTTCAATACTTCCGTAGCTTGTTTTTCACTTGCTGTAAAAGACATATACACTTTGCCAAGTTCATCGATTGTAGTACAAGCGGTTAAACGAGTTTCTAAACGTGCAATATCTAACATCGGTTGTACTTGTTTTACTTGAACAGGTGCGCTTGTTTTGCGCTGGTCGTTATCAATATCATCTTCATCAGTAGCAATGTGAAAGTATTTTAATAAAAAATATCTTTCAGCATACGTTAAGGCACTTCCTAAACCTTTCTCCCAATCGTTTTGACCGTTTGCACCAAATAGATTAACATCGGTTTCACCTGTTTCACAATCAATCCAAGTAAATTGCATCATTACTTTAGAAAGTATTTCGGACTTACTGCCATTTTTGGTTTCGTAGTCTTGTCTTGTGTTTTCAATGCTTAATACTTCTTGTTTTAAAATCAAACCTAAATCATTCATCATAGGTTTGATTTCTCCTAGTAATTTGTCACCTGTAACATACTTGTAATTGTAGGTTGCTTTGTCTTTTCCTAAACCATTAATCTTTTGTTGGATGGTTAGTAATTTTTTGTAAATTTTCATAATGTTTTGTTTTTGGTTTTAATTATTAATACATATTCTTAAAAATTTTATCTAATTGTTCAATAGGGCTTTGAAAATCATTATCGAGTAAATTTGGCTCAATTACTTCTGCCTCCTTTACTTTCATTTTATATAACTTCATTACATTACTAATTTCTCTTAATAGCTGATTAGCTTGTTGAAGTTTATTTTTTAAAGACAGATTACTATCTCTTAATTTTTGAATTTCTTCCAGTTGGATTTTTTCTAACAAAGTCATAATTAATTTTCTTTTAAACAGTGAATAAATAGTTTTAAATTGTCGGTGATAATCTTAAAATTTACTTCAATTACAATTTTAATAATCGCAATTTGTAAAAGTTGTTTTTCGTAAGCCAAGCCAAGACAAATGCCTTTTAATACTTGAATGTTAAATAGTTTTTTCATTTTTTAAAAGTTTCTTTGTTGTATTGTTCCCAAGACTCCCACACAGGAGGCATACCAATTTCAAATATTTTTGCTTTTCTTGATTGTTTAAATGTTTCTTTATGTTGCTCCTTTTCTATTTCTTTTGCTTTTAAAACATCTTCAAAACTTATTCTTGGATAAAGATAAATATCCGTTTCTGTCTTTTTTAAAGTGATTTTTTCGATAAACCATTCTACTGCTGTTTTCATAATTTAAAGATTAAAGTTAATATTAAAAATACTATTGATAAGGCAATCAATGCCTCTGCTGCTGCTTTGAGAATAAATCTCAATTCTTTTTTGTCTTGTGGTGTCATAATTTCTCGATTTCTTGTTTTACTTTGCTATAATAATCTATTCTTCCAATTAAATTATAATCTGTATCAGAAAAATGCAATTCTTCCAACACTAACTCAACCGCTATTAAAGCGCATTTATAATCTCTAATTGCGTCCTGTGAAAATTTACTAACTAATTCCTTTGCTTTGTCTTTTGGTGTCATAGTTTTTCGATTTCTGTTTTAACTTCATTCCAGTATTTATGTTTTTCAGAAAATGAATACAATACATCTTTACTTATTATCTCATTAACTGCTATTAAAGCGCATTGTTTGGAAGCATAATATGATATGCCTAATTCACAATTATACATTTTATTAAAAAGCTCTTTTGCTTTGTCTTTTGGTGGTGGTATCATAGTGTTTGTATATAAATTTCTAAAAGTTCTTTTGAAGACTTGCCTATATATTTTTTATCCAAAATAGGACTTATTTTTTTATACCAATCTAAAACCTCAATAACTATTTGCTTTTCTTGTGCTGTCATAACTCTTTAATTATTTGGTTAACTTCAATCTGCAATTTTGCGAGTTTTACTTCCTGTTCAAACAATAACCCGAAAGCAACGCTACAATCTTGTAACTCTTCGATTTCCTGTACTAACTGTTTCAGTCTTGAAACAACATTAGTTTTGATTACTGTATCATTCATTTTCGATAACCTCTAAGCACTCTTCAACAATGTCATCTATTGCGTCTAAGTTGTAAAACATTTCAGAAAGGTCTGTTGAACTATCTAATAATTCAATTCGTGTTATTTCAAACTCAGGACTTTCAGGCGGTGTTTCTCTATCACCAAACGTGCCTTTGTAATAATCGCCTGTTACGTTTAATTCAACGCCTCTAAATTGTATCGTTACATCTCTTTTCATAATCTACTTTTTAATGCCTCATTTGCGCACTTTGTAAGTGCATCCGCTTGAAGCTGGTTAATTTTATCTATCAACTCTTTTTTCAAAGGCGTTGCTTTACCTTTTGGAACTATCTTCCTAACGTGCAATATTTCTGTTTCATTATTTGGAAACTTCTTTTTTGCACCAGCGTTTCTCTCATTTGCCATATTGTTATGTTTTAATATTATTTTACAAATATAAAACTATTTTTTAAATAAAGATACATTTTATTAATTATTTATACAATTTATATTGATTATAAATAAGTAGTCAACAAAAAACCCCCGCATTTCTGCGAGGGTAATTAACCAAAATCAAAACTTATTATATGAAAGTGTAAAAGTAATAATTTTTTTTATAAGTTTGTACAATGAAAAGATATTTTTTATTATTATTTTTAATTGTAAGCTGTTCAACAGATGAACAAAACTGCCGATGCACAGCCAAATATAGACTGTTTAGTCAAAGCGGTTTCTTTTACGTTGAAAATACAGAAATTGATTGTGAAACAAAACAACCTATAAAACTAATTCAACCCGATGCTATCTTTTGCGGATGCGTTGATTAATTAATTTATTATGCCAAGACCTTTTGGAACTAAAAATATTGAAACACCAGAAAAGATGTGGGAACACTTTTTAGCTTATAAAAAACAAGTTAAAGATAATCCTATTATTGTTAAAGATTGGGTTGGTAAAGATGCTACCGATGTATTTAGAGAAAAAGAAAAACCATTAACTTTTATAGGGTTTCAAAACTACCTTGATGACCAAGAAATTATAACCGATGTTACTGATTACTTTGAGAATAAAGACAATAGATATAGTGATTTTATCCGTATCTGTTCACGTATTAAGAGAAATATTCAAGACGACCAAATCGCTGGAGGTATGGTAGGTATTTACAACCCGAGCATTACACAAAGATTAAACGGATTAACCGATAATGTAGATTTGACTACTAAAGGTAAAGAGATACAAACATCGCCTACTTCAATACAAGTGGAAATAATTAAAAATGAAGATACAAGCGACTAATGTATTTGAAAGGAATTACAATGCTTTAAGTAGTGGTAATTACAAGTACATCATCAATAGTGGCTCATCTCGTTCAAGTAAAACCTTTTCAATTATTCAAATCTTTTGGATATTAGCTTGGACAAAAGAGCGCACAAAGTTAGCAGTTTTTAGAAATACTAAAAAGGACTGTAAAGATACCATACTTCAAGATATGCTTAAATACTACCCAACTTTGGAAAATTGGGATAGCATCAAGTATAATAAAACAGAAAGCACTTTGACTTTTCCTAATGGTTCAACTATCTACATTGAGGGTACTGATGATGAATTGAAAGTACACGGATACCATTCTGATTATCTTTGGTTTAATGAAATCTACAAAGTACCTTTAGAAGTGTTTAACCAGTTGGATATGCGTTGTAGCAGTGTTGTTTTCTTAGATTACAACCCGATTGGTAAAATGTGGAGCGATGACTTAATAAAGCAAGACAACGCAATAGTACTGCACAGCACCTTTAAAGATAATCCGTTTTGTCCTTTAGAACAGAAAAAGAAAATACTATCATACGAGCCAACGGAATATAATATACAGCAGAATACAGCTTCGGACTACCTTTGGACCGTTTACGGATTAGGATTAAAAGCCGAAAAACCAAACAGAATTTTCAGTAATTGGAAAATAATGACAGATAAAGAGTTTGAAGATTTGCCTTACCCAATGTACTACGGAATGGATTTTGGACTTTCCGCTCCGAGTACTTTAGTAGCAATGAAATTCGATGGAGATACTTCTTTTTTCTTTAAAGAAATCCTGTATAAGCCAATGAATAAAATGTCAGGCACTTTGTCAGAGGAATTATTTAACTTAGGAATTGACCGAAACATTGAAATAATTTGTGATAGTTCCAACGAAATAAACGAAACAGAAGGCAGAAAGCTAAAAAATAGCGGTTTTAATGTAATATTTGCTTTAAAAGGCAAAGGAAGTGTAAAAGCTGGAATTGAACTATTACAAAAGAAAAATGTTTATTACACCAAGTCTAGTACAAACTTAGAACAGGAATACGAAAATCATAGCTGGAGAATTGTACAAGGGTTGCAGTTAGATGAGCCAGAGCAAGGCAATGACCACTTAATAGATGCCTGTAAGTACGTTTCTAATTGGTATGCTAGGACACGTTATTTAACGTAAAATAAAAATAATTAATTATTTATATCAATTATAAATAATAATTAATACATTTGTAAAATTATAATTATTGTCGTGATGACAAAGATTAATTTATGGTAACAAAATCATTCAGTTTATTTGGTCGTGAAATATGGCGTGCCGAACGTGATAGGTCAGGTCAGTTTTTTTATACCTTACTTGGTGGTAATAGCTTTGATGACAATGGTAAATATTTAGAGCTTTATTTCAAAAATCCAGTATTAAATACTATTGTTAATCTACGTTCAGAGTTGTATTCTCAAATGAAGATACAGCACTTCGACAAAAATGATAAAGTAATCGAAAGCAGTCCTTACGTTAATTTACTTTACAATCCAAACTACTTTCAATCAAAAGAAGATTTTTTTTACCAACAAATGGTATTCTTATCAACTTCAGGTAACAACTATATTTATCAAAAGAAAGCGTTTGCAAACGAACTACCAAAAGCAATTTATAATCTTATTCCAAGTGAGATTGATTTAAACGATATCCAAAAGTTAAATAAATTCTTAGTTACCAAACAAGATATTAACGCTTTTAACAATCGTAAAATCAAATATAAACTTGATGGACAGACTTATGACTTGTATTTAACAGATATTCTGCCCTTGTATGACTTAGCAAATGGATTAAAGGATAATACATTTATGCAATCGCCAAGCCGAGTTAAGGCAATCTATAAAGTGCTTTGTAATATCGATGAAAACTTAGCATCAAAGAATATTAATCTTAAGATGTCGCAAAAGTACTTAAGTAAAAACGAGAGTACTGGGAACGAGGCACAAATAAAAGAAGATGACCGTAAGAATATAGACAAGGCAATCTATAATAAATCTTTAATTCTTACCAATGCTAATATTAGTGTTCAGCATTTAGTTACTGATATGAAAAAACTGTTTTTAGATGAGCAGTTTGCGGATGATGCTAATAAATGCCTATTAGCTTTTGGATTAAATAAAGACGTACTTAACTACTTTGCTAAAGATAGCACATTTGAAAATCAGGAAAAAGGCACTATTAAATACATTCAAAACTCAATACAATCTACTGCCGATAATACAATGAACTCTTTATCTTCACAATGGGGATTATTAGATAAAGGCGAAAGATTAAAAGCGAGTTATGACCACTTGGCAGTAATGCAGTCAATAGTAGTAGATAAAATCAATAGTTTTAAAGCAATGCAAGAAGCTATTAAGTTAGGTCTTGAAAACACTACAATAACTACAGCAGAAGCGGTTAAAATGAGTAATGAATTTAAAATGAAATTAGGGTTATGAGTACAAAATTAAATTTACCACAAATCAATAAGCAAATGGACTTAGAAAAGATTAAAAAAGAAAATCCAAGTCTTTATGCTTCAATTCAGCAAAAGAATAAATCATTTAATAAAACAGTTAAAAAATGATAACAATAAAAGAGTTTCCAGATAAACAGTTCCAAAATAAAGAGGATATGTTTAAAGAGTTAAGAGAAAATAAAAACACTCTTATTGCTCAAAAAAAAATGATTACAAAAGAAGCTGATGCGATTTCTTATTGTGTAATAATTGAAAATGAAAAAGGAGAAACGACTAAAGCCGATGCAGTTAGTGTAGCCGATATATCTACTTTAAAAGCAAAGTTAGTTATTAATACTACCAACTTAATGGATAGCCATTCAGACGTACATTTTAAGGGTACTTGGAATAAATCAGCAAAAGAAATTAAAAGCGCATTATTATTACAAGAACATAAAATGACATTTGACCATATAATTAGCGATGAAGTTAAAGCAGAAGTAAAAACTATGCAATGGTCAGATTTAGGATTAAATCTAAAAGGTGATACGGAAGCGTTGATTTTTAACGCAACTATATCTAAACAGCGTAATCCTTATATGTTTGAGCAATACGCTAAAGGATATGTAAAAGAGCATTCAGTTGGTATGCGATATGTTAAACTTGAATTAGCAATCAATTC